TGCCATCTTCTTGTAAGCCTACATGTCTATCTATATAACTCTCAATAGCTGCCGCGTGAGCTTGCTTAATATCTTCACTTGAGTTAGGCATTCCGCCAATTTCACGCTCAGTAACTGAAAGCTTATTCCAAACCTTATCTGGTCTGTTCATAGAATAACCTCTATATCCTCTGCGTTTAAAATAGTATAACAATCTAGGTTTATTATTTTCTGCTAATATAGGCATTCCGTAAAAAACACAAGCCATCAAAACATCTTCAAAAAACATTTCTGCGGTTTGTGGCCTAGCTATATATTCTAAAAAAAACGTATTTGCAGGAGCGTCTTCCATACTAAACTTAGTTAACCCGTGCAATGCACCTTTAGAACCTTGTCCATCTGTTGTTCCTGATATATCATAACTATCGCAACCAAATGCACCCATATGTTCATTACCTGGGCTTTTCAAACCATTTTTAAGGTTTTGTCGATTTTGTAAATTTACACCAGGCACCCAAGATACCTTAAATCTTCCACTGGGATTTGGTGTAAATATAACCGTAGAGTCCTTAACCCCGTTAGCCCACTGAAAATTACCTTTGGTTAATACATTAGTATTACCTAGATCTTCATTGTAATCTATTTGTTCGTATATTTTTACTAAGTTAAATATACTGTTTTTTGTTTCATCTCTAAAAGCGTGTTCCTCTGTACGCGGAAACTGTCTATAAAACTCATTTAAAGCATCCTGGTCGCCTTTTAATCCTTCAGCTTCATTATTCCAGTGCTCTATTACTCCAACGTCTATAATGTCTCCATTTGGATCTACTGTTTCTTTTTCTGGAGTATTAAATACAGGCATTCCGTATTCATCAATAAAACCTTCGTAGTTCCATTCCATTGGTATAAACAAAGAATATAAACCCGAAGCTGTTTGCCCGTTTCTATTTCTTTTGGCGACATCAGAGTTATTATAGAGTTTTTTAAAATTGTCTCCTCCTTTGTCTAAAGCATTTGATGTTGATCCCATCATGCACTTACCAATAACTCTAGAACCTAATCTTAGGGTAGTTTTTGTAACTCTCCAGTTGTTTAAAATATTATCTGGCCTTTCCCACTTTCCACTTTCATCATGTACTAGTAGTTTTAGTTTTTCACCATCATAAGAGTTGTCCCCTGTATTTTTCCAGTCAATAGTTGTATCAAGTCCTTCTAATAATTCTTGACCTTGATTATTTTGTATAGATTTTCTAGTTAATCTTGATGCGGGGATTCTATAAGCAAGTTCTGTTTTTGGTCTATCCATACCGTCTTGTATTGGCTTAAAAAAGAACGGGTAGTTAACGGATATTGGAACGACTTTATCTGTGAACATTTTTTTAGCATCAGAACCTGATTTTGACAATATGCCAAATCTTGCATCAGATGATATTGTTGCAAGGTTAACGGTTTCTGCTGATGACATAAAAGAGAATCCAGATCGCCGGTTTTTAAGATAGCACATTCCGTAACAACGTGAGTCTGCTTTGCAAGCCTCCCAGAATATAAAGAATAGTCTGTTTGCTTCCCTAAAGTCTGGCTTCCCAATGTCAATCTTGCTGAACTGCAAGTACATAAAGTGAGTGCCAGTAATGTAAGTAGCCACGCCTTTATTATTGAACCAATGGCCTTCTTCTCTGCGTTTGAATTGTTCATCTATATAGGGTTCCCACTTGTTTTGAAAATCCTCTGGGTAATCCCGCCAGTCAAACACACTCGATATTGACTTTAGCTCTTTAGGATATTCCTCTGCTTTCCATTTATTAGCGGATTTATTTATTGTACTAGGTTGTTTTGGAAGGGCTATTTTAAGATTTTGTATATTGTATATTTCGCCAATCTGTCCTGTCTTGCTTATAACAACAACGTCGTGTTCTTTGTTATAACCATATTTCCACTTTTTAGCCTTATTAAGTCTTGCTATAGTATTCGATCTTATTGGCGTAACTACGCTATATAATGACTGCTCGTACATTATTTAGATCTTTTTTCCGCAAACCCTTTGAAAGCTTTTTTCTCAACTTCTTCTTTAGGTTTGTTATTCAACAAGTCCTCCTCTTCCTTTATTCTATTTAATATCTCAAAAGCATCAAATATTGCTAGCTTTTTTGTAGCAGCAGCATTTTTAAGTCTGTCAGCTGATATATCATCTCCTGAGTCAACGATCTTTTCGCCTGCTACCTTTATTAATTCCTCAACTGCTTTATGTCCAGCTTGGATTATATTCTTCTTCGTTTCCTTGATATTCATATTTAATTGTAATTGAATTGGTGGGTACCCGATATACTCTTTGTGAATTAATAACAAATTCGTATTCTGCCCCAGGCTTAAAGCCAATTAAGTCTCTATTTTCCACCGTGTGTAAGTCTGGATCTTTTGCATACAAAACGCCAACTCCTTCTTTTTCAAAATTAGTTGAAAACATTTTATTTTCTTTTATAGGCTTTACAAAATTAAAACCTTTACAAGCCATCCATCCGCAACATCTTCTGTAAGCATACACTTGATCTTCACTTGCAAAATAAATATTATCTTTATAATATGACTTGCTATTTTTTTCCTCACCTCTAATGTCTTTAAAACGTCTAAAAACATTATGGTGCACTATTATTTCGTCGCCTACTTCAATCTCAGTTTCTATTTCTGAAGGAACTGCTATAACCTTAGCTACTCTATTTGAATAATTGTGATTATGTAATTCCGTATTTAAAATAAGCTCTGAATCTTCTATTGATTTTTTATTATTATATCTATCCCCCACGGGCTCTATAATAAAGTCAAATAAAGCTTTCATTAATATTGCAAATCATATTCAACTGCAATTGCCATGTTCTTATTAAAATCTTTCCAAGGCAATAACTCATCTCCTTTTTTTATATATATAGAATACTTATTTTCTTCTTCTATTATATTAGCTATAGTATGACCACCATACACTTCCTGTCCAACAGCGTAGTGCATGGCGTCATTTTTATAGTCTCTTCCAATGCTAATCTTCCGTACTAGACTCATCTTCTTTTATATCTCCGGTTGAAATATCTACTGATACTTGCCCGTAAATATCCTCTAATTTTTTTTGTACTTCAGCTAAAGTTGATTTTGCTGTTTCCATAGAATGCAAAAGCTCGTGTTTCTGAGCTTCTAATCCACCTATCTGTAGCTGCAGATTATTCATACCGTTTACGGCTTCTTGCAATTCTTTTAATTCTTCTGTTGTTAATTTTTTTGACATTTGATTTAATTTAATTATTATTACTTATATTATTAATTACGTATTATAGCTAATACCTACTTTTCTTTAACAAGCTCTTTGAAATGCCCACGCGGTTCCACTTGGCCCCGTTACTCTAATAGTAACAAATGGTGAAACTTGATAATCTGCTGTAGTATAAACCCACCAAACTAATTGTTGATAAGGTGCTACTAATGGGTTTGGATTACCTGTTTCTAAAGTATAAGCACTTGCTCTGTCGGGAATAGTATCTTTATTTGTACCAATAAATTGATCTACAGCTAGCGTTTCGTTTACCGTAGGCACTACGTCAGAAGGCTCTGTTCCATAAATATCATCAAATGGACCAGCGTTAGCAGTAGTCATTCCAGAAGTAGCAACTTTTGTACCAGAGGAATTCCCGTGTATTATTTCTAACTTGTCTGGAACCCCTTGAGCGTTAAACATAATAGTTATAACTCCCCCAGAAGGGTCTAAAGCTATAGTATTGTCCGTTATACCTGCTCCGCCAGGTAAAGCTACTGCATTACAAGGAAGACCCGTGTTGTTTCTATCTGGCCACCAAACGCCGTTTAATATCGCAGACCAATTCATTACTGAATAGCTACAATATCCGCAACCGTAGTATTAACGCCTGTTACAATAGTATTAACTATGCATGGCAAAAAACTACCATTTGGAATGTTTTTAAATACTACTGGAGTGTCAGGTGAACCCATTAAAGTAACTTCTATATCCCCACCGCTTCCTAAGTATAATGCGCAGTTTCTGACATTAGTAGTTCCTGCTACAACTGGAAACGCATTTGTTCCAAAGTCTGGTTGATTATTAAATTGTCCCATTATTTGTTATTTGTTATTTGTTATTGATTTTGCTTTTTCCCAAGATCTTCCTACAAAATAAGCTCCGTAAACGGTAACTAATAAAGTTTGGAATATTGGTATATATTCGTCTGCGATTGCAAACTCCCCGATATTACCATCAAAAAATGCACAAACTGTAAATATAAATGTTAAATATATAAGAACAGCTGGACGAATATTTTTAGACAAAAAAGAGTCTGACTGCATATCTGACTGCCATCTTGCTGTAACTTGTTCTTGTGCCTCTTTATCAGCTTTTTCAAGAATTTCTGTAATAAGTCTTTGAGCTTCTAGCTTTTCTTCCTTAGTGGTTGTTAAGTTATCTAAAACCTCGCCAACTTCTTTTATGACGGAACCTGAAAGCCATTCCCAAATTTTTTTCATTTATTTTTTCTTTTTAGCTAGCCTAGCTGCTTTTCTTTGTGCAGCTCTTTCTTTTCTTAAAGCCTTCTTTTCATTACCCTCCGCTCTAGCTTCTGCTGCTTGAGATAATTTTTTATTCACTTTTGCTGTTTTTCTAACCTCAGTTTTTGACTTAGGAGCTACTTTAGCTTTAGGCTTAACTGTAATTGTTACATCAGCTGTTGGTTTTTTAGATTCAATTGTAACCTTAGGTTTAATCGCGGAAACAGGTTTTGCTTTTTTAGCCTTAGGCGCATCAAATTTTCCGGTGCTTTCAAAAGATTTTGTTTGTTTTTTGGCCTCTTTAATATATTCAGCTTTAGACATTTCTCCGTAAACCTTTCTATCTCTTTTTTTATATGCATCATCGTAGCTGCTTTTAGGGCCGTGAATTGTGCCTTTGCCGCCGCTTACTGTATATGGAGCATCTCCTGCAAATCCTGTTTTATTTTCAAACTTAGTGCCTATACCAAATGTATCTTCAGCTTTTGTTTGTTTAGCAGGCGTAGACGCCTTCATTTTTACAGGTGCTCCTACGTTAAGTAAAGGTTGTGTAATACCACCTTTAGTAGTCTTTTGTATTTTTGCTGTTATTGGGGTGCAACCACCTTTTGATTTATAAGCCATTGGTTTATTTTTTATATGGGAATATTTCGTTTAATTTTTCTTTTCTTTTATTGCAACCACAGCCGCCAGGGATTTTATCGGCTAATTTTTTTATTCCAGTTGCTTTTGTAAACTTTTCTATTGAGTCCCCTAGTCCTTTTGATTCCATAACATTAACAGTTCCATCTACGTCTTGCCGCTCTACCTCTTTCGGATGTCCACCCTTTTGATCTTGCACAAAATGATTTTCTTCTTTTAGCGGCTTTGCTTCCCGGCTTTAGTTTTGAGGGTTCAGTTGTTACAGCTGTTTGTAACTTGCTTCCCGGATTATCTCTTCTATATTTAGCAGTACCTTTTTCAGACATACCTCCACCTGCAGCCGCACCTGTTCCTGTAGGTTTAGCTTCATTGTAGTAACCTAAAGATTTTTTATGAGACGGCGCGTCACCTTTCTTTTTAAATGGGGAATTATTTTGTACATATGCCATAGCTGTTATTTTTTACCGTAACCTTTCATTTTAAATCCAGATCTCATTTTATTGCTGCTGCTTTTTTTGCCTTTAACAGCATTTGCTAACATCATCATTGTCATAGGATCTAATTTAGCCGGCGATTCTGGTGCTGCTTTAATTGCATCTTGTAAATGCTGAGGTAAGCTACCTTGATTGCCTTGTAATTTTTTTGCAGCTGGGCTTTTTGGGTTCATTTTAAAAGCGGAAGGCTTCATAGTTATACCTTGTGAATATTGCCCTGGTTTGTAATTTATTTCTAATTCTCCACTTAATTCTTTTGCTGTTTCCATCACTCCAGAAAAAGGAGTTTGACCTGGCATTGGAGCACCTTCTGCTTGACTTGTTGTCATACCTGATGCCGCTGCGATTTCGTCTTGTCTTGCTCTTTTAGCTTCTTGCTTAGCCGCCTCTAATTGCTCCCCTTCGCTCAATTCCCCTTTATCCATTTCTCTCTGGCCTTGGTAATAACTCTGTCCAGCCTTTGCTCCGCTTTTTACACCTTTTTGAATATTAGATGACATTGCGGTTGCTGTATCATACCCAGTTTGAGCTTGTCCTAGTTTTCTAAGTTCTCTTTGTGATAAGCCTTCTTTTTGTGTAAACTTACCTTCTTTATCAAAAGTACCGTATTTTTCCATTTTACGGCGTTTTTTATTTACTTGACGATCACTTCTAGTTTGTGCTCTTAATTGACGGCGCACCTCCCAAGGCTCGAGCATAGTCCCCTCTTTTTTGGTTGTCATAAGGGTTGTATCATAATTAAGGTCTTCACCCGGTGTAATTTCCTCTTTTTCAGTAATTATTACGCCCTCCTTATTAGCTCCAACAGCTTTGTTGAGCTCTCTCCTTTTTTCAGGAGTAAGTGCCTTCCATTCTTCATCTGACATTTTTTTGCCCTCGTAAGATGATTCTGTCTTTTTAATTACTTTTTTATCCTTCCCTTCTTCGCTACCGTATTTTTTAGCTTTGGGGTCTTTTTTTTCTTTTGCTGGAGAGTACTTTAAAAGAGGTGATCTTTTTACTCTGCTAGTTATTGGTTTTTGCATCTTAGTTAAGTTAGTTTGTTTTATACTACTGGGGTTTCAGTTGAATCGGTTGTTACTGCTTCGTCTGCTTGCCCCCCTTTTTTGTCATCAGTTTTATCGTCAGTTTGGTCATCGGTAGATGGAGCGCTTTGAGATCCTCCTCCTCCAGAAAACTTTTCAGCCATTCCTTTTCCTTGGTCTACAAACTTTTTTGAAGATGCTACGTCTGCAGCTCCTTGTACTAAGCCCATATTCATTTTACACGCGCTAGACGCTTTACTTGTGATTGATCTTGCTTTATATGTCATAATTATTGTTTTTTATATGCTTCTCTTTCCCATTCAAAGTCGCCACCTTCTTCAGCTCCTTTACCGGTTTTTTCATCTATTAATTGTCCGTTTACTCTTTTGTAAACTCTAGCAGGTGATTTAGTATCTTTTTTCCAAGTTACAGTATTATCATCGTACTGTAATTTACCTTGAGCCATTTGGTCTAAATGAACCTTTTCGTGATTTACAGCCTCTTGCTTGTCTTTACCTTTTAATGACTTATCTATAAATATAGTTCCATCATTATTAGCTTCACCTAAAATTCCACCTTCTAATGTTTTTTTAAAAACAGGTGTGTTATAAGTTGAGGTCTCTTTGTCTATGCCAACAAGGTCTGAAAAATCTTTTAATCTAAATCCCATTATCTATCTTTATCGTTAATCATATCATCAATTGCTTTATTAAAAACTTTATCTGTATATGATTTATTATTATAAAAAACACTTGTTGTAGCTGTCGGTAAATCTTCTTCAGCTAAGAGTATTCTGTATATTCTATTTATTAATCTTTTTGATTTTGATGAAACCTTATAAACAGCGTATTTGGAAGTAGTTCTATTGCGTTCTTTAAAAACATCAATCCACCCCTCTCTGCGCAATCTTTCCCACCTGTTTTTATCCCAACTGTAGGTGTATACGCCATCA